CAAGATGAAGCAGTCTTTGATTCCCCTGGTGGTTTCAATGACCCTGACATCACTCCTGCCAGTAAAGGGTGGGGTCAAGAGGTGTCTGACTTCCGTGAGAAGGCAGTTGCTGCTTCCCCTGTAGAGGATGAAGATGACACCCTGTCTTACTTTGCTAAACTCGCTGAAGAAGATTGATGATGGAACCTATCACTGTTGAAGATTATAAACTCGTTTCTAACGAGTTCTTTCAGAAATACGATTACGCTGCCGAGCGTATGGGTCCTGGTAATCACAGGGCAGAGGATGTTCTGAAAGTTATGGAAGCACTTAGTGCTGCTGTGATTAAAGATAGAGTGAAGGATAAAGTTGGTCCCTTTGGTTTCAATAAAGGAGCAAAAAAGAATGGGTGAAGCAGTTCATGCTTGGAACACCATGACCTATGCTGAGGGAGCACTGTTCTCCCTCTGGGTTATCGGTATGTATTATGTAAAACTACGAATGGATCGGAGATTCGGACGATGAAAATTGTACTTGCTACTTTGGTGACACTCTCTGCTCTACCTGTTAGTGCAGAAAGTATTGGTGATCGTAGTAATCGCCAAGCATATTCATCTCAAAGAGGATGGGCTCAAGAGGAAAAGTGTTATCGAAATGAATATCGTGAAGAGTATGTTCCTGGTACGAGTCGTTCTCCTGGATATGTAAAGTCATATAAGCAGCGAGTCAAGGTTCCTTGTGAGAACTATCATCATCCCGATGTTGGTCACACTCATGGTAATGTAGATGACAATTCTTGTATTGAAGGAGGAGTCTTAGGTGCTATCGCAGGTGGCGGTGCTGCTGCAGCATTGTCTCGTCAAGATGGTCGCCTCTGGGCAATCCCCCTTGGTATCGTTGGCGGTGCGATGGTAGGATGTCAAGTTGATGGAGGGTAAAACCAAAATCGACTTTTGATTCCCAAAAAGGCGGAAAAAAATCTCCGCCAATTTTTTGGTCTCTAGGGTTTTTCTGGAAATTGTCGCTCTAACATGATGCGAAACAAATTACTTTTTAGATGCCCTAAGTTTACTTGCTCTTGAGCATCACCACCACACCATTTTTCATAGTGAAAACAGACGGACTTGTAAATTAATTCAAGTCCGTCTTTTGTTATGTCTAAATTTACAATTTCGGGTTCGTTAATATCCACCGCCGTAACCGCCTCCACCAGAAGGACTAGGAGATGGGGAAGGAGAGGGAGAAGGACTTGGTGAGGGACTAGGAGAGGGACTTGGTGAAGTTACGGGGGATGCAGTTGTAGTAGTCGTTGTTAATGTTGTACTACCACCTCCACCAGCGACTCCAACGCTACCAACACCAAATCCTGCTGAAGGTCCATCATCAAAGGTAACTTCGCCACCTGTATTTAACTGTGATAAGACAGCACTAGCAAAACTGACTGATCCAGTATTATTGAGGAATCTGGACGAAATGTTTAATACAGTCTTCTTATTATTAGCACTGTCAAGTTCATTATGAGGGTCATAAGCAACTAAGTCTTCAAATTCTTCAACCATGATTTCTATCATGTTGTTGACTGGGAGTAAAATTTGTCTTTTCAGTTCATTTTTAAAATATTCGTGTTCAAAGTTTGAAACTGAATATCTGGATTCTGAAGCATTTTTCATAGTGCCATCAGGCATGATAGTTCTCCAGTCTTCGGTCACCTCGATACCTTCTTTTATAAAGACTGTTCCATCATCAAGCAGAATTTCATTAGTTTCCCAGTGATGAATGTCGTCTTTTTTAAGTTCTCCATATACCTCGCCTACATAATCCTCTAGTTGTGATTGACTCTTTGGCCACTCCTCATACACATCAATAATGTCATTTACAAGTAAGATCGCCCAATCTAAGAATGGGTCATCAAATAATCTATTGGCAATGACATCAGGAGTTTCACCAGGTTCAATTGAATATGCTTCAAACAACGTGGAATATTGATCTAAGTCAGGTCTTGCTCTAACTTTTCTAAAAATATTTTTTACCAGGCGATATTTGAATGCCTCATCATCTTTGACACCTTCTCCGACATAAACATTTGGAAAATAAGAAAAATATCCTGCCATTTTAGAATCCTTCTTTAATTTGTTGCTGAGTTACAAGTTGAGTCTCTGTAAATCTGCAGTTGACTGTAACTACAGGAACTTGTAATGGTTTATCATTTCCTGTACCAAGATTCACATTCTTGATAGCATTATATTGACCATCTGGGGTATAGTTTACATCAATACCTGTGCATACTGATGTATGTATTTTATAATGAAGATCTTCACTAGATGTTAGTTGTTTTCCATCAGGACTTAAACGAACAAACTTAATATCAAACTTATCTGGAACTTCAAAGAAGCGAGCGGGTTTTCCTTCATCAGAATCACCATATATGGGGAGAGCACCCTGTTTCAGATATTTGATGATATTATTAATTTCTTGTGATTCTCTTTCACTACGAGCAAACATTTTGAAAGTGAAATTATGAGTACGAAAATTCATATTACTGAAAAGTTGTTCAGAATATGGATTAAAGACTTTTCCTTGAGTTAGTGCCTGTAAAGCATTAGCATCTACATTACCCGCTAGTCCCAAAGCTGATGCAGCACCCTGAGCAACTTGTGCTAGTGCTCCAGTTGCAAATTCTGGTAATGCCGAGGATGCAGCAGTTTGCAAAGCAGTAACAACACCATCGAGATCTGTTGACGATAAACCTTCCGACATTGCCATTCCAACAACACCCATATCAATTTTACGGTATGTTGGTTGATACGCAGTTTGAAGATTTTGGGGCATTGCAATGTATACACGCCCTTGATTCTTTTTAGTCGCAACTTTATTATTAGGAACATTTAGTCCATAATAATTTGTACCATTCCCATCGTCATAATTTATTCTTTTCCTTTGAAACATCACATAGTCCACCATCTGCGTAGGATTATCTACTGCATTGCTACCTGTTACGGGTGGTAATAGCGGGTAACGATATATTGCCAAAATAACACCTAAATACTATGTGACCTCTATGTATTTATGAGATATCAAGGCAAGTACCGAGTTTCCTTTCCGAGGAAGTACAAAGGCGATCCTAAAAACGTGATTTACCGCTCCTCATGGGAGTACAAATTTATGAAATGGTGTGATATCACCCCTACAGTATCTGAATGGGGAAGTGAAGAGATAATTATTCCATATACTTCACCTGTTGATGGTAAACGACATAGATATTTCCCTGACTTCTATGTGAAGATCGCTAATAAGAAGTATCTTGTTGAAGTGAAACCCTTCAAACAAACAAAGGAACCAAAAACTCAAAAGAGACACACTAAACGTTATATTAATGAAGTTGTGACATATGCTGTCAATCAAGCAAAGTGGAAAGCAGCAACTGAGTTTTGTGTAGACCATGGTTGGGAATTTATGTTAATCACAGAGAAAGAGCTTAAAATCTAATGGGCATCCCAAATAAACAAGCAGCTAGATATAATTCTTTTAACGAATTCCTTTCCAATGCAAAAGGAAGGGATCGTAGTCCCAGTTTTACCAATCTATTTTCGGTGAGGATTTCTACACCACCGATGATGAGACAGGGTAGTGGTGCAGTAGCAAGTGGTAGAATGCAAGTCGAGACCACTGATCTTGATTGGATGTTAGATTATTATGCGAATAATGTAAATTTACCAAGTAAACAAATTACTACAGGGCAGACTCCTTACGTTGGAGCACCCTTTAAATATGCAACTAATACTGCATATAGTCAGATCAATATAACCTTTACAATGCCACGTTCTCAATATACGAGAAACTTTTTTGAGAGGTGGACAACTATGATGGCAAGTGATAGTGAGCAATATACCAGATATTATAATGAATATGTCTGTCCTAGGATGATGATTTATAAATGGGAGAGAGGTGGCGGAGATCTTGTAGTCACTGATCCTAAGATGATTCGTGCATTAAGAAAGAGTGGAACAGCAAACTTCTTATTGGCAAGAAAATATCAATTAACTGCTGCTTGGGAACTACAGAATTTATATCCATATAATATTGGATCAGTGCAACTGGACAACAATAAAGCAAAAGCAATGACAATGACAGTTGGTTTTTATTATGAGAGATATCGTTTCTTTGCTCAAGATAAGTTTGATGATCCTGGATTATTAAAGAGTTTCACTACACCGTCTGCTTCTGATAACAATACAGATCCAGAAACTGATAGAAATAATACGCTCAATCAGTTATTCTCTGGATTACCATTATCATCTGGCAACATTGCCTAAATAAAAATACTGATGTGAATATCTATGGCATTACCTAAGATTAATGTACCTAAGTACAAACTGAAACTACCTTCTGATGGTAGAACTGTGAACTTTAGACCATTTCTTGTAAAAGAAGAAAAAATTCTTCTCCTTGCTACTGAGTCTGGCGAACAAGAAAATATTGTCGGTGCAATCAAAGATATCATTCGAGAATGCACAGACATCAAAGATGTGGAGAAACTTGCTACATTTGATATTGAATTTGTATTCTTACAAATTCGTACCAAATCTGTTGGTGAGACTGTAGACCTCTCTGTAACTTGTCCTGATGATGAAGAAACTACTGTTGCAGTTTCTATTCCTTTGGATGAAATCAAGGTTGTAAAAACTAGAGGTCATAAGAAGGATATTAAACTCTCAGATGATGTTGCTATTACAATGGGATATCCCAGTCTTGAAACATTTGTTGCTATGAACTTTAGTGATGATGCTGGTCTAGATCAAGTCTTTGATATGGCAGCAAGTTGTGTTGAAACTATTTCTGACGCAAATCAAGTTTATGACTGCTCTAATATTCCTAAGAAAGAAGTGTTGGAGTGGTTTGAAGAACTGAATAGTAAGCAGTTTGGCATGATTCAAGATTTCTTTGAAAAAATGCCTAAACTATCTCACACAGTGACAGTAAAAAATCCCAATACTGGCGTTGAAAGTGAGGTTGTACTTGAGGGATTAGCGAGTTTTTTCGCATAGCACTCCTTCACACCAATCTCCGTTCTTATTATGAAGGTAACTTTGCCCTAATGCATCATCATAAATGGAATATTGAGCACATCGATAATCTGATGCCATGGGAAAAGGAGATATATGTAAATATGTTAGTACATTTCCTTAAAGAAGAAGAACGTAGAATGAAGGAGAAACAAGCAGCAAGTGGCTAAATTACAAGTCTATAAATTTGTAAATCCTGGAACGGTAGGAAAAGCTGGTCCAGAAGTCACTGCTGCAAGAAAACAAACCTTAGCATTCAATAGAGTAGGAGGAACAGTTTCCTCAATAGGAAATATTGTTTCTGATATAGAAAAGATTTCTATTGCTCAGATAAAGGATGATAGAGTAAGAGCACAAGCAGAACGTCGTAGACAAAGAAGAGAATTAGATTCTGCAGCGGAAGATGCTGCAGAGCAGAAGAAATTAGCAAAACAAAAACCAAACTTTGGTGGCGCAGCAAAGAAGATTGCCAAAGGTAGTTTGAGTTGGATAGAGAAATTTTTAGGTCCTATCGGTGAATTTTTACTCAAGTTAGGCACACTTGCTATTACAACATCTGTTCTTAAGTGGGTAGGAGACCCTCAGAATAGAGAAAAGTTAAAAACATTCCTTGAGAAAACTCAGTTTGTTTTTTCAAAATTATTTGGTTGGGCAGCAGGATTCACTAATAATGTCTTAGAAGGATTTAGTGCTTTAACGGATCCCAATGCAGACTTTGGACAGAAGTTAGGTGCCCTTGGCACTATGATGAAGGGTATCATTGGGTTAAAATACCTGATGAATCCATTCAGTTTAATTACTGATATTTTAGGTATTATTGATCTTCTGGGTAAATTTAGACCTGGAAGAAAACCAAGAAAACCAAACACTCCGCAAGGCAGAAGAACTGCTAAGGGAACAACTCTTAGTCCAGATGGTTCATCTCCACGCTCAACGAATGTAAATGTAAAACCAACTAGTAGTTTTACTGGTATCGAGAATACTAATCTCAATTCCTCACAGAGACGTTTAGCAGATAATATTTCTAAGCAGCACGGTTCTGGTGCAAGGTCTGTATTTGATCAAAGATATAATCAGATGGTTGCTGATGGTGCATCACCATCTCAAGCAGCACGTCGTGCTAATGCTGATGTTGCTAAGTTACTTAAGAGTGGAAAACTTACATCTAAACCTGCTTTAGGAAGTTTATCTACTACAGCAAACCAAGCACAAGGACTTGGTGGAAGTAAGGTATTTAAGTATGGTGGAAAGAATATTGATAAGGCAACTCAGAGATTCTTCCTGAAAATTGCTGGTAAGGGTGGTGTTAAAAGTCTTAAGAAGTTAGCAAAAGCGATTAAAGTTCCCATTGTTGGTGCTTTAATTACTGGAATTATCAACTGGATGGCTGGCGATTCAGTCCTGGATGCCCTTTTCAAGGGTCTTGGTTTAGCGATTGGTGAATTGCTTGGTGGATGGGCAGGTGGTGCTATCGGTGCTCTGGGTGGTCCTGCAGCACCCATTACGGTTCCTCTTGGCGCATTTGTCGGTTCTGTCCTTGGTGGTATTGGTGGTGAAGCACTGGGTGGTTGGCTTGCTGGTATTGTATCTGGCAAGGGTAATCCTGATGGAATCAAACTTGGTGCTATTGGTTCTAAACTGAAAGAAGTTTGGGATGAAAAAATTATGAACGGAGAGTTCTGGGCAGGTGCCTGGCAGACTTTCCTCAATGTCGGCGGAAAAATTATGACTGACGCTTGGCAGGCAGTTAACTCTATGGCGAGTTTTGCTCTGGGTCAGGCGTCGAACTTCTTCACTATGTTGATGGAGAAGTCTGAACCATGGCGTAATGCCATGATGGAAGCATTTAACAAATACATTCTCAATGGTCCCATGGAGATGGTTAAAACCATCTTTGACACTATCATGGCAGGTGCTAGAGGTATTGGTCAACTGTTTACCGAGGGAGCACCTATTCTGCTTCAGATGATTAAAGAGACAGCACAGGCTGCTTTTGATTGGGTCTTTGGAAAGGTAAAAACACTTTTCCAAGCAGTACAAGATGCTCTCAGGAATCCCTTTGCTCTCCCAGGTGCTATTGGAGCACTGCTAGATTTTATTAACCCATTAAAAATTGGCGAAAGAGTTACGGAGTTGATAGGTGCTGTAGGAAACAAAGTCTCCAAGACTGTTGCTGATGCATTTGCTAAGGCAAAAGAAATTGGTGGTGCGATTATTGAACCTGTAATGCAGTACATTCAACCTGCACTTACAGCTATTGATGAAACGTGGAAGATCGTTAGTAACTTACCTGGTTGGGTCTACAACAATTCCATCAAACCTATCTTTGATGCTGTTACTGGAGTCTTCAATTCTGGTCCTGCAATCTGGGAATGGTTGAATAAAGAAAATACCTTCCAAGAAATTACAGGACAAGCAGTTCCTCAACAAGAAATGTTCCTTGGTGGTGTTGTTAAGGGTATTAAGAAAGCAGTTGGTGGTGTCGGTAAAGCAGTCAGTGGTGTTATGAACAGTCCTGTTGGTCAGGTACTTGGAACTGCTGCATCATTTATTCCTGGTGCTGCACCTATTATGGCAGGTATCAACACACTTGCTACAGGTAATCCTATGTCTATGTTAGGAATGATTCCTGGCGTAAGTGGAATGATGGGTAGTGTTGGAAATGCTATTGGTGGATTTATGTCTGGACCTCTTGGTAACATCGCAGGAAACATTATGAGTGGCAACTTCATGAGTGCTGCAACAACTGGATTAGGTATGCTCAATCCTGGTTTAGGACAGATGGCAGGTTCTCTATTGAGTGGTGGTCTTAATCCCATGGGCATCGCCAGCAACCTTGCTAATCAGTTTGGTATGAGTGGAATTTTCAACGCAGTAACAGGTGCCATGGGAGGAGACTACACCTCTGCCTTAGGACAGATTGGTGCGGAATTAGGAGTCGATCCTAAAGTTCTTGGTGCAGTACAAAGCACTAGTGAAACTGCATTGAAAGAAGGTGGTATCTCTGCTCAATATGCGATGCAGCAAACTATGGAATTCATTCCTGTGCCAATGATTATGGAAAAACTTGTTCCTATTCCTCAAGCAGTACCAATAAATAATGGAGGTGGCGTTATAAATGCAAGTCCTTCATCTTTACAGACTAGAATGCGCTAATGGCAACTATAAAGAAGACTACAAAAATTAATTTTTATAAGTTTGTACAGGTAAAAGAACCAACTGGTACATCTCCTCAGGGAAATCTTGTAAAAAGTATTAATAAAAATACTGTTGCCGTTAACAATATTGGTGCAACTTTAAATTCTGTTGCCAAAATTCTTAGTGATGTAAAGAAGGTACAACTCGCACAACTAGATGCTTCAACCGCAACTAGAAAGCAGTTTGATGCCGACTATACTAAAGTACAAAAACAAAAGAAGAAAACAGGTGGTGGTATTGTTGGTGCGTTAAGAGCACCTAGTTTTCTAGAGGGTCTTCTCAAGGCATTGGGTGGACTGATTAAAATAGCGATTATAATTCCTGCCTTGAAATGGTTAGGCAATCCCGCAAATAGGGAAAAGGTAAAAAATATTATAACTGCTCTTTCTAAACTCGCAACGTTTATCTTTAATGTTGCAAAGATGGGTGTGGTTAACACCATCGAGGGATTGTATGATTTGCTATCGGATGAATCAAGTCCTTGGGAAAGAATAGGGGGACTTGTACGAGGACTAACTGGAATTGGAACTTTATTATTAGGTATTCGCTGGTTAAAAAATCCAGTCAGACTTATCACAGATTTTGGTAATGTCTTGATCTTCTTTTATAATAATCTTATCAGAGGAAGAAGAGGTCTTTTAGGTAGAGCTGGTGCTCTTGGATTGCTTGCGGCAGGTGGATTTGCTGCCTATAAAGCATATAATTATCTTAAAGAGGGGCAAACACAAGCTACTGAGGTAGATGAAGAGGGTCAAGAACCTGAGAACAAACCAGAAGGATTTTCAAAAGGTGGTAAAGTAAAAACACCACAAAAAGCATTAGGAGGATTTATAAATGGACCACAATCGGGATATCCCGTATCATTGGACGGGGGGAGATCCACCGCGTTTATCGGACACGGACGTGAGTATGTTGCTAGAAAAAGTGATGGGGGAGCTTTCGTCGTTCCTCTTAATACTCCTGGAACAAAAACGCAACCTCACCTAACTGAAAAGAGAATGGGTGAAGCCAAGAGTCAAGGATTTGACCTTGGTGGTATGTTGCAATCATCCCAAGGTGGATTTAAACCAGGAAAGGGATATAGTAATCCCATGTCTCAAAATGTTATGCCTGCTTTTGCACCCGAGTCTAAGTTTATGTCTCAGGGTGGTAAATTGGATAAGCAGATTTATCTGCACTGGACTGCTGGTGGATACAACTGGAATAATGGTCCATATCACACCACTGTTCAGGGTGATGGTTCTTTGTATAAACATCTCCCATACGATCAACATACTGCACACACATACTATAGAAATACAGGAAATGTAGGTCTTTCTGTTGCAGCAATGAAAGACTATAATTGGAGTGCGTATGCACCCAAACCAAAGCAACTTGAGTCGATGATGGCAGAAGCAGCAAATGTTGCTAAGACTTGGGGTTGGAAAGCAAGTGATGTAAGTATCAAAACTGTTATGACGCACGCTGAAGCAGCGTCAAATAAGGATGGTAGATCACCTCATGATAATTATGGTCCTACCTGGTGGGGTGGTACAGGAGAAAGATCTGACTTACACAAGTTAAAAGGTTCTGATAAAGATGGAACTGGTGGTGATAAACTTCGCCAGATGATGAAGAGATATATGGGCATGAAGAATCCTCCTATACTAAATGAAGCAGGTCCTGGAGCAGGGGGCAATGATCGAAATAATAATGGTCAACTTAATAGCAGTGAGTATAATCTTCTGCAGCGTTTAGTTCTTGCTGAAGCAGGTGGTGAAGGAAAACTTGGCATGGCACTTGTCGCTCGTTCTGTATTGAATAGAGCAGGATTGATTCAATCAGGAAAGGTTGGTCCTGGAATGTTCTTAGCAAAAGATAAGAGTGTGACTGGCGTTATTATGGGTCGTAATCAATATCAACCCGTAAGTGATGGATCTATCAATAAACCAAGAACTGATGAGCAGATGAGTGCTGCTAAGGAAGCAATTGAACTTGCAAGAAATCCAGCAGGTCTTAGAGGCACTTTAGAAGCAGAAGGTGTGGCAGCAAACAATATCAACTATTTGATGGGTTCAACTGGTTTTAGAACTGGTTCTGCATTTAATGATGAGTCTCAGAACGTAAATGTTGTTCAATATAAGAATCACTTCTTCAACACTGCTGGCAATAAAGATGTTAAGACCATGTTAGCAGAGATTGAAAATGGTGGTACAGGTGGTGGACCTGGTTCTGGTGATTATGGTTCTAACACTGGCAATCGTGGTAATGTTGGTTTTGGTATGGATAAACCTGAAAATCGTGCTCCATTATCAGAAAAGGCAAAATCTATTATAGCAAAACTTACTGGAACAAAACCATCGAGTGCTACTGGACTTACTATTGGTGGGGCACCTGGACAGATGCCTGCATCTAAGTTCCAAGCGGCAAAGGAGAGTAGAGAACTGGAGCAACAAACAGAACAAAGAAACACTGCTCGCCGTCAGATAACTGAGAAGAGTCAGGAAATGATTCAAACTGCTCTCTCTGCTATCGCCCAACAAAATGGAGTAAATAGTCAAGCAATACAAGCAGCACAGACAGCAGTACAGATGGCAATGTCACAATCTAGTAATCAACCCATGATGGTTGGCGGAGGAGGATCTGCACCTCAAAAATCAATTGCATCTACTTTATCATCATCACTTAATCCCTTGAAAGGTATACTCAAATGACAATTAAAAGAACTGCATCGGGGGATGTAAAAGTAAAGGTAAATGTCTTTAGAAATGGAAAAAAACTTCAAAATAATGAAGGTAATGATGACATTTATGATTTCATTACAGGCATCGAGATTTATGAAAGTATTACATCTTCAACCATAGAGGCAAAACTTCTGTTTAATGACGGATCTGGATTTATGGGTGCCATGACTGGATCTGAATTATTCAAGGTTCAAATTACTGGAACAGTTCTTGATAGAGTTTATTATCTTAGAGCGTATGATATTGAGGCAAGAACAAGACTCAATACAGCAGATTCATTTATTGTGAACTGTGCCAGTGATGAATTTTTAAAGAATGAAATTAATAATGTATTTGGAAATAGTGAGGTCATATTTAAGTCTACGAAATCATCTGACATTGTAGATCAACTTCTTCGTAAAGACAATAGGTTTATCAATACTAAGAAACAAGTGTTCATTGAGGAGTCTACAAATAAACAGCAATTTGTTTCTCCAAACTGGAGACCATTTGATTGCATTTACTGGCTTGCACAAAGATCTACACGCAAGGCAAGAAAGGGTGGTGTTCTTCAGAATGGATTTATTTTTTATGAAAATTCTTTAGGTTATCATTTCAGATCTATTGACAATATAATTGATAAAGTAAATCAACAAACAGAATCTACTACAAATTTTACTACAGGTGATACTAAACTGTATACCTATGTGTATTCTACCAAACAATCTGGTTCTGATGCGAGCGATCAGTTTAAGATTGAGTCTTTAGTTTTTCCTGAAGAACGAGACTTCTTGACTGGATTAAGACATGGTGCTTGGTCTGGATTTAGTATTGGATTTGATCCTGTTACTGTAACAGCATCTAAGATGGGACTAAGTACAGATCTATCAGTTGATGCATATCGTTACAATATTACTGCGATGTGGCCAAAGATGTCACACATTGGTGAGAAGAAATCAGTGAATCCATTAGAGATTATGGATCAGACAGTTAAAGATATTGTCAACTATCCAAAACGAGTGAGATATACAATATTACCTAATCAAATCTTCGATCCAAAGTTTAAGGATAATCCTCAAAAAAATTATGAGGAGTTAGTAGAACTTCAGTCATATCAATGGATGAGAATTGAGTCATTAAAAAATATTAAATTGATGATCAAGATTCCTGGTAATCTAGATTTATATGCTGGATCTGGAGTGAATATCGTCGTACCTGCAACATACAAGAGAAATACTACAACAGATGTGGATAGGAAATATAGTGGAAGATATGTCATTGGTGGATTGACACACAAGATTGTCGGCAGTACAATGATGACGGAGGCATTGTTATTGAAAGATTCTATACCAAGACCCTCCAAATAACCAACATAAATATTAATGTATTAGGAGGTACTATGGAAAGTATCGAACAACATATCGCGAAGGACAAAGAGATCCTCCACGATCCTACTGTTTCTCCACAAATGCGTCGTCACATTGAAGGCGAGTTGCACGACTTAGAGGAGTATGCAGAGCATCATAAAAGAGAAATTGCGGAAGGTGATCATCATGATCCCACTTATTTGGAACTATTCTGCGATCAGAATCCATCAGAACCTGAGTGCTTAGTTTACGACGATTGACTTGACAGAGTAAGGTTTTACCTTTAAAATAACCATGTAAGGGTTCAGAAAAATATTATGAAGCTTGAAGATTGCTTGATGGGTCATTGGACAAATAAACATCAGGCACAATCTGACCCTACAAACTGGGTTACTGTTGAGATTATTTGGAAATCCCATGAAGAGGGATTTCAATCAATGAATTTCAAAAGATGTGATGGACCTGGTAATCCCTATCGGAAGAAGAATCACAAGTTCTTATATCTTTCGGATAGGGAAGTTGTCGTGGAAAATTATCATCTAGACTGGACAAGACACGAAGATTGTGATATACTATTCACATTCGACGGTCAAGGTTGGCACGGTAAAATTATTGGTGACAACTGTGTTGGATATAAAGGAGATAAAGTTATCTCTGAAATCCATGCTTACGGAAACAAACTACATACTTGTGACCGAGGTTTAGACCTAGAAACTGGTGAAATGGTCTGGGGTTCAACAGAACTCTATCGTTTTACCCGTATGGGCGAATAGCTCAGCGGTAGAGCTACTCGTTTACACCGAGTCGGTCGGGGGTTCGATCCCCTCTTCGCCCATGAATTAATTATTATGACAGTACATTATCCCTGGAAAATTCCTCTACTACAATATACTGTACCTAATTGGTCTCACTACAAACCTATTTTGTTAGGTAGACTACCACCGTATGAAAGAAAAGATGATACAGTATCATCAGATTACTTAGATAAGTCTAAATCAAATTACTTTGATATCTTTGATGAGTTTATAGAACCAGTTCTAAAACAATTCAGCGAAGATGTTGGTCATGCTGCATACATTAGAAATGTATGGACACAGCGAGCACGAAGGGGTGACCACCATTGTGTTCATAATCATGGATCGAATGGTTGGGCAGCAGTTTTATATGTAGATTACAATCCCGATATACATACTGCTACAACTTTTGTAAGTCCCTTTACAGATTTTTCTTCAGGAGATCACATGGATTTCAATCCTGATGTAAAAGAGGGAGATATTGTTTTCTTCCCCTCTCAACTTTTGCATTACGCAAATCCAAATACTAGTGATAAAGAAAGAGTCATACTCTCATTTAACATGATGAGTATCAATGAAATTGGTATCTACGAGATGAAATTAAATGAAACTAACTAATGCAATCCTTTCTGGACTGTTGTTCGGAATGGCACATGGTATTGCAGTAAATGCAGAACCAACTAAGGGGTACTACACCATGGATGCTATGGGATGTATGCTACTCAAAGAATGTACTAAGGATGTAGAGAAGATTACCTCTTCAAAGGATCTTCGTGCAGCATTTCCCGACTCTGATTGGGGACCAGTTGCTGATGAGTTTGACCGAATTATGGTTGCCTTTAGGAAGATTGGTGTAGATGTACATCTTGCTGATGAGAAGTATTTTCCAGTAGGACATCGTGGTGTGTATCATACTGTAAGTAATCATTTCTATCTCAACAAAACATATGTACATCGTCCTCATGTACTCATGAGTGTTGTTCGTCATGAAGGTTGGCACGCTGCACAAGATTGCATGGCAGGTTCTATTAAGAACAATATGATTGCCATTATCAAGAATGAAGAGGATGTGCCTGAGATGTGGGCAGAGATGGCACGGAGAGCATATGCCCTCATGCCTCATGCTATCCCTTGGGAGAAAGAAGCAACTTGGGCAGGTAAAACAGCAGGTATGACACAAGAAGCACTCGAATCTTGTGCTCGTGGTACTATGTGGACTGACTATGAACCGACTCCACTAACCCGTCAATGGTTGGAGGAGAATGGATACCTTAATAAATAAATCGTAAGGATAAGAGTATACGATGCCTACAATTGATGGTATTTACAATGAACCTACAGTAAATTTCGTCGGTAAAGACGGATTTTTCTGGTGGGTTGGTGAAGTAGAAGATAATGAAGACCCAATGGAATTGGGTAGAGTTAGAGTTCGTGTTCTCGGATATTACACGAATGTAAGAGGTGGTACGACAGCAGATCTTCCTACCGAAAATCTACCATGGGCAACAGTTTTGCAGCACACCTCTCAAGCAGGTAACGATGGTCAGGGCGAAAGTTCTGGTCAACTGCAACCTGGTGCGATTGTCATGGGTTTCTTCATGGATGGTGAGAATGCTCAGATGCCGATTGTTATCGGTGTCATGCGGGTTAAAAAATCTGCAGAGAGTATGGATGTAAAGCAATTTGCTTTCACTGGTGAGAAGATGGAACCTGGTGTTGGTGTCAACGTTACAACAATGTCACCAGGCAATCCTAACTCGAGTATGGCAACCACTAAAGAGGAAGGATATCATAGAGCGAAGCAAGATAATACTGTAGATCTTCCTAGTCAGAAAGGTGATAATAATAGTGCTGCTATTTCTGGTGCTGGTTCTCCTAACAACACTGGTACTGTCTTAGCAGGTAGTTCTGGTAATCCTATCAAACCTAAAAGTCCTGAGAAACCTATTCCTGCTGCTAATGGTGTCGGTGGACCTTGGAAAACATTGGAGTATGAATTATCATATCTTCTGGAAGATCTTGCAGATCATGCTGGATCTTTGATTCGTGCAGAAGATGGTGACTTTATGGATATCGTCACTGGTAAATTAGTTTCAGCAAAACAACTCACTGTAAGACTTCAAAATTTCTTAGGTGCTGTATTTGCTCAGGTAGTTTCTGCAATGAGACAATCACTTGCTAACCTTGCTGAAGAGTTGGAGTTAGTTAATTTACTTGGTGGTGCAACTGGTGCTCCCTTTGTTGTCTTTACGGTTGTTCAACAAGCAGTAAGTGCAATTCTAAAATCTCTTTGTAATATTGATAGTAAATTAATTAGTTTTATTGAAGATCCTGTTGGAACTGTTATTGGTTACCTTGAGAGTTTTCTTGATGGAATCATTGACAAAGCAACAATGGTTATGCAAGGAGTTCAAGCAACCATCGACAGTGTTATCTGCCAAGTTCAAAAACTTCTTGATAGTGTTCTTGAGATCGTTGATACCGTCTCAACTATTGTTGATGGTGTAGGTAAAGCACAAGAAATTATTGAAGCATGGAAAGCAGGTAGTGAGATCTTTGAAGAAGGAACAGACCTTCTTAAAAAGGGTATCACTAGTATTACTGGTTTGATTGCACTGTTTATTAAATTTGCAACTGGTGGGTGTAATCGCGAACCAGATGGCGGTAAAGACACTGTAGGTTGGTATCCTCTCTTTGGTGTAACACATTGTACTCCTGAGGAACTTGAAAAGATTAACAAGATCCGAGGAAAGAGTAGAGGTAGTTGTGGTGGTGATGCAGGATCTGGTGGTCTGTTTGACAATATCTTTAATGAAGCAGATCCTTATCTGACTGCTGCTAAGACTTGGTTAGATGGTTCCTATGAAATGTTTGTCGGCACACCTGGTCGCCAGGCAAGTGTAAAGAAATCTGCAAGTGGAACGACAACAACGTCTGTTAAATTAAATCAAAATGAGTATGCCAAGTACAATGCTCGCAAAGAAGTTCGCAAGAAACTTGGTCCTGGTGCTACAGACGAAGAAGTTGAAAAGCAAGTACAAGCATCTGTAAAAGCAGGTAATGATAATAAAGGTGACAGTGGATCATTAGTTGCTGACCATACATCATACGCTGGTAATCATACCGAAGAAGTTCATGGTGATGATTGTAGACAGATTGATGGTGATGGAGTTATTAACATTGACGGTGATTATCGCTTGAAGATTACTGGTGATTGTCACATTGAAGTTGGTGGTGGTTTCTTCCTTGGTGCTGAGGGTTCACCCAAAATTGTAGATAATCAGGGTGAGAAGAAAAGCGAAAAAGTTCAAAAACATACGATTCGTTTTGGATCTGACGTTGACATCAATACTGTTGGTGCTAAGTTTGAGGTTCAAGGTGCCGAGTTTAATGTAGGATCTATCTCCACTAAAATTACCAGTAGTACCTTTGAGGCTAGCGGTGGTAATGGATCAATCTCATATGGAGAAACTATCATTAGTGGTGATAACTCCATCGAACTTGTTACACCTCACCTGGTTGAGATGATCAACACTCCACCTTCACCATTATCTCTTGGTTTGACTGGTATTCGTAGATTTGTTGGTGGTTCTGTTGAGACTATCATGACACCTGCTAGTCTTGGTGCAGATACAATTCCTAGATATACGATTGTTAATCCACTTGGACCTTATTCATTGACCTGTGGTGCGACAGGATACAACTGTAACGTTACTACTGGTCTCTACAATGTTAATGTTGCAGCAGGTGCTATCTCCATGAATGCATCTCTTGCATGTACTATCGTGTGTGGAACTGGTATGGTTATAGAATCAGGATTGGCGATGCTTCTCCTTGGTAGGACTGTCTTCATCAACTGATCTCTTGACAGACCTTGCTCCTTCTGCTATACTACATAGGTAGTCAGGAGTTCGCATGGACACCAATCTCGCACACGTCTTCGTCAATTTCTCAAAGCGGTCAATCAACATCGTTGACGATGAAGGATATGACAAGACAGTAAACTGGAAATGGGATTTTGAAGGAGCAGCAGGTTTCTCGGAAACTGTAAGCGAACTAGAGGACATTCTTGATCCTGATATGATTACTTATTGTTTTGCTGTAAAATGATCGGACCTATTGGAATTACACTGCGTCAAGCAGAAGACCACTTTGATTTTCTTATGGATCTAACAGAAACCCAGCGTGTATGTTGGAAAATTACTCGACCTGATGGTAAATCTGCTCTGATGGTCCCTGTAAATGAAGTTCCTCCTGTTTCTGATGAGATTCAAAATCAAGTAGAAGAATTTAGAAAGCAATTTGTTGAGGCAATAGATGGAACGGAAGGTAATTGACAACTTTCTTCCTCAGGATGTTTTTGAGTACATTTCTGAAATTGTAATGACTCCTAAGCACGATAGACAAATTTTATGGCAACATCAAGCAACAGTTGCTGAATTTGATGATGCGGAAAAATCAATGCCACACTGGAATTGGATGGGTATATCAATGATTTACTCAGAAGATGAAGTGATGCATCCGTTTTACGAGGAATTAAAAGATAGTGTTTTACCCGTAATTAGAGAAAAAGCGTACAATTATAAGGCGTTGTCTAGAATAAAAGTAAATTTTTATCCATGGACGCATGAAATTAAACATCATCGATGGCACACTGATTTTGACTTTGATAATGTTGGTGCTGTCTGGTCAATGAATACTTGTGATGGTTATACTGAATTTGAAGATGGTCAAATTGTAGAATCTGTTGCAAATAGATTAGTTGTTTTCAATGCTCAGGATAGTCATCGTTCTACCACTACTACTACCAATCATGGTAGATACAATATTAACTTTAATTTAGTATGAGACCTGAAACTCGTAAAGCAATGGAAATGCTGTTCTCTGCAAAGTGGAACTTGCCAAAAGCAGCAAAACATGCTAATCTTACTAACAAGGAAATGAAAATCACATTCAATGAGTATTGTGCTTTTCATTCTCCTACTTGGACTGGGAGTGTGGCGGAATCGGTAGACGCACCAGACTTAAAATCTGTTGAGAATTAATCTCGTGGGGGTTCAAGTCCCCCCACTCCTATTACTCTAATTACATCAATGAACATTACTATTTCAAATGAGGAATTTCCATATATTCTGATTGATAATTTTTATGACGAATCAGAGTTAGAACAAATTTGGGAAGAGTTAGATTACATCTGCAATCCTTTACGAATGCAACGAGCTAGCATTGAGAATGGTGCGGCATGGGAGGATAAAAATAAGACTGGTGATAAAAAACTATTAAAGTATAACTGGACAATGTGGTTAGATGATTTATTTGGACCACAAAGAGACAAATCTACTATTCTTAATGTAAATAGAAAAGTATTTCGAAATATAGGTTTGTTTGAGCACCATCCTCATTGGGCAATGAACGACATTAATTCGTTTCAAACAGATTTTACTCAAATTGCATACTATGAAGATAATGATGAATATAATGTACACAGAGATTTTGCAAGAGTAACTTGTCTTACCTGGTTTTATAGAGAACCCAAAAGATATACAGGTGGCAACTTACGTTTTCCTATGTGGGATATTGAGATTGAGTCTAAAAATAATAGACTTCTTTGTTTTCCATCATCAATACCCCATCAAGCAACTAAGGTAAGTATGGAAGAACAATATAGAGGTAAAAAACTCGGAAGATTTGTTATGACACAATTTTTAGATCTTGCTCCAAAAACACGAGGAGTGTGATATAATATGTCTAGTCTCGAGATGACTTAAAACTCGCTCTGGTCGGGTATGTTCCCTTTTTTGTTAGTCATTCTTATGGATAAAGAAACTTTAATAGAGATGCTTCATCAAAATGAGAATGACTATCATGAACTTCCGATGTATGGGTTGATTGCCGACTGGTATCTTCGTTATTGGCACCTACATATTGCAGTGTATCAATATTTGGAACTTGATAAAGAAGATTATTATGGTCCATGGCCATTAAGGCAATGATATGCCCCCGTAGCTCAGTGGTAGAGCAGGGCTTTTGTAAAGCTCAGGTCGCAAGTTCAAATCTTGTCAGGGGCTCCTTG